CAGTAAAGCAATTTTTAAACGTAATTTTTCACTCAGACAAAATTTTTAAAAATGAATCAAAACAATGTAAAAGACTTAGCACGCTCAGTGCTCGTCATTGCTGGTTATTGCTTAAATAACCGCAAGTCATTGGTATTGCACCTATCAGGTGTAATAGTTTGTGTACAAGCAATAAGACACCGATCACAATTAGTGACGTTCGGTACAAACGCTATAACAGGTACACTTGAGTTAACACGTAACACAATAGGAGCTAGATTATATTCGTACATCTTGAATAAATTTAGCAGTAAAATCGGAAATGATTATAGGAAAGTCTTCAAAAACTGTCAATTAGATATGACAGTAGCAACAACAACAAACTCACATGCAAAATCAGCAACTGACAGAACAAAAGCCAACACTTTATGTAACATGTTCGTCAGTTTAATAGGTAAAACAACTTATTCAATATCTATGTCAGAAGGCGAAAGAAGAAACTTATCAGGCAACCGGTTCTTTTATACAGCTAAAGATCTACAATCTGAATTAGTAGACAAAAAGAAGACCAAGAACCATGTGATAAGAATGACGGATGTGGATTATTACGTCGATATGAATCTTTTATTAGACGAAAACGACGTACTACTCTATACATTCGTCCCAGAGCGCGTAGGAGGGAATGCAGATGACGCCACTTTTTCAATTGATAACAACAATCAAGTGAATATGGTAGTAAATGGCGGAGCAAATTACATACATCCATTATGGAACTATGATAGCGATCATTTTATCATAGACCATTGGTGGGGCTCGTCATTATATTTAGTAGAACAAAGACAAGTGGCACCACAACGACGAGTGATATACTTTAATTTTATAAGGAAAGTATATGGCCCGTTGGCGTGGATATTACCAGGCCAAAGGTTGAAGAAACGGAAATTTAACATCGGCGGTTTAAATTATATGAAAGTACAAACAGGAACTGATAAAAACACCATCGCAATGCATAATTTTGGAAAAGTAAGTTCATTTACATCAGGAAATGTATCAGATTCATGTTTGCAAACGATCATGATTAGACTAGCAGCAACAAAAACACCACAAATTTCAGACATAGAAAGAATACTTCGAGCACATCAACAAGAGATGCCTGATTTCATGGCAAGCATTTTATTTGAAATGTATATGACGAATAAAGAATTGCTGAGGACAATAACAACAACGAACAATGTAGTGGCACAATGTGTGCAGGAACCAGATATGTATCAAACAACTTACCCACTAATCACTGAAGACGCGAAACCATCTTGTAGAAGAATCACAGCACCAATCTTAGATGAAGGAGTACACCCTGGCAAATCTTTTAACAATGACAACGCATGTATCAATGGTAGGATAAAATCTGTAAAGAATGAAGTAACCAAATATCCACCCTTTTATTACACTTGTTTATCAGAATTTGTCAACATGCTAATACCCGACGAAGACGTAGGTACATTAGTGCCATATGATTATGATGATCAATTCAAACGATTCACCAAACCAACACAAAGATCATTAGTGGAAGCAGCCAAGAATTATCTAAATTATGACGACATCTGGACAGTAAAATCATTTCAAAAAGCTGAAACTTATGGCAAAATCACAGCGCCTAGGAACATATCAACATTGCCTATGCACCATAATTTCAGATTAGGACAGTACAGTTACGCACTATCAGAACATATATTTAAAACAAGTCATTGGTACGCTTTTGGTTTACATCCAACTGAAATAACAAAACGAGTGCAAACTAAAGTAAGCAAAGCACGTTTCGTAGTACCAACCGATATATCAAAGTGTGATGGATCCACGGGATACATACACTATTGTTTAACTCAAGCAGTCGTAATGAGAGCTTTTGCCCCAGAATATCACAATGAGGTATTAGCTTTACTCAAGAAGGAAGCCTATGCGAAAGGAGTAACATCACATGGCTTAGTTTATGAAGTCGATTATAACACGTTATCAGGTTCATCCATGACATCTTGGAGGAACAGTGTAATAAACGCATTCTTAAACTATGTCGCAATAAGAACCAACATCTTAGATCCAAAAGAAGCATATGAAGCATTAGGCATTTACGGAGGTGACGACGGTATAACCTGTGACATAGACCCATCAATATTAGAAAGAATAGTAGCAAAGATGGGCATGTTATTAAAAGCTGAAAAATTGGATATTGGCAGTCCAATCCCATTCTTAGGACGTTTATACATAGATCCTTGGACAACTAATGAGTCCATAATAGACGTTTGCCGTCAAGTAAAGAAATTCCACTTGACATCTAGCCCAACAATAGTTCCCACCAATTTGGTATTATATAGAAAAGCAGAGGGATATTGCATAACAGATAAAGACACACCAATAATATCTGATTGGTGTAATTGGGTTAAAAAGAATGTACCAGCTCCAAGTGATGCGGATTTGAAACGCTTTCAAAAATACTTAGATGTAGACACAACATTCTGGTCGAAGTATGATAGCCCATTTCCCACAATAACGAGTCATGATTTAGTACGGTCAATAGTGTGTACTAACATGAGCATCACACCGAATCAATTAGATGAGTTTAAAATAAAATTATCAAACATCCACTCATTTGATTTGGATAGCGTAAAAGATTTCTTCACACCAGTATTAAAAATAGAAATCGAAGCAAGTTATAGAGGCAATTTGGTAAATGGAAATGCACCAAACCATCAAACATTGGTCAAAAACAATGCTAATAACAACCATGACAGAAATGTAGCATTGGCGATAAAGTTAAAAGAAAAATATGACAAAGAGTCAACTGAGAGACCAATAAAACAATTTACCGAAGCCCCTATTTTAAACAACCGAAAACAAAAACTTGCTTATAACAACATAAAATATTGCAATAATGGAACCGTAACTGCATGTAGGAAAATCAGACCTACTTGTAAGTTCCAACACAAACAATAAATAACAACATAAATGTCCACATGATCTCAATTGGGTTCGACCAGCCCAACACAATTATAAAATTTAAAAACGATAAGTATGCCAACAATAAAACGAACAATAACAAAACCAACAACCAAACCAATAATTATATCAAATTACCAACAGCTACAAATGTTAATAGATATGTTAAAGAAATTTAAATATGATGATGATGTAATACATCAGTATATTTTGTCAGGGAAAGTACCAATTAAGATAGATGGTGCTTCAGTAATAATCAACAACATGAATGAATATAAGAAAGATCTGACAAGATGTGGTGATGTAGAAAGTAATCCAGGCCCAACCACACGAAAGAATGGTTCAAAGAAACCACAAATCAAAACAAACAACAACGCATTGAAAAACACAACTAGTAGATCAGTTACAGCACCAGTTGCTAAAGCTAAGATCGACAAGTTGACAAAACCTAAATACTCAATGCCTAAACAGAATGGTGATGGACGGGTATGTATTAAACATCGAGAATACATCGCAGACATTGCAGGTTCAGTAAATTTCACAGCAGTAGAATATCCAATCAACCCAGGGTTAGTAAACACTTTTCCTTGGCTTGGTACTTTAGCTATAGCTTATGAATCTTACAAGTTCAAGCATTTGTCATTCATATTTGAAAGTTCCAAATCAACAACCACAAATGGTTCAGTAATGATGACAGTAGATTTTGACCCCAATGATGACGGGCCTTCTACGAAAGCGCAAGCTTTGGCCTATAACAACGCCATTAGAGGACCCCCTTGGGAAACATTCACTTACGTATGCTCAAAAGGTGATTTAGCAAAACTGAATCAAAAATTCATCCGCTACGGAGCATTAACAACTGGACAAGATTCCATACTATATGATGTAGGAAATTTGTTTGTATGCACTTCAGGCTTAGCTGATACATCAGTAATTGGTGAACTACATGTCGAATTCGAAGTAGAATTCTACACGCCCCAATTTGATTTAACAGCTTATGCCTTGAGTACTTCAGCAAAAATCGTTTCATCAGCAGGAATCACAGCAGCAGCTTGGTTAGGAACAACAACAGTAACAACTGGAGGCTTAGGACCAACCATATCTGGCGGGGGTACAACCCTCACCATTCCTAGCGCAGGTCAATACCTCATAAATTACAGCGTAGATGGTGTGACATTAGCACAACCAACACCACCAACCTTTTCTTCAACTGGAAACACAGTACAACTTTTGACTAGCACAGTCTCTGCGACCCGAATTTCTTATTTAGTTTGGGCTCGTATTGACGTACCAGCCACAGGAATAACTATTTCCAATTCAATAACAGGTACTCTCAACAGCGCAGTGACACGCATTAGTTATTATGCAGTATCACTAACTTAACAACATATTCAAATTAACACCTGTTCTACCGAAGCATTTAGTGGAAATATTTAAGACAACGCTATTATAATTGAGCTAGTCATTCAAATTCACTTTGAAGTTTAATTCCACCAATTACGGAGATATAACAACGTGTTATGATGAAAAACAACAACAACAGATGAGATCATGTAGTGCGATAGACATGCTAACCCTATCGCAAGCGGCAAAGACCGCGAGTGTCAGCTAATGATGC